CTACCCAGCAGCCGATGAAGCAGTAGCAACGTGAAGTAACTACGTAAAGGAGTATGGAAGTGAAAAAAGTCTTTGTAAAGAACATCAGCAACTACGAACGGTTCCGCACTGGCATCAGCGCCGTCGAAACACGCGGCGCAACCGAAGCCAGCCTCATGCTGGTCACCGGCCCCGCAGGCTTCGGCAAGAGCCAGACCGTGGACAACTGGGCCGTCAACAACGGAGCCGCCTACCTGCGCGCCAAGGTCGAATGGACACCGCGCTACTTCATGACCGAACTGGCCGAAACCCTCAAGCTCGACTCGCGTGGCCGCGCCAAGGACGTATTCGGCCGCATCGCCGGTGTGTTGGGTGGGCAGCAGATCCCGCTGGTGATCGATGAAGTGGAACACTGCCTGCGCGACGGAGCCCAGGTGCTGGAAGCCATCCGCGACCTGTCCGACCTCACCGAAGTGATGGTGATCCTGGTCGGCATGGATCAGGTGCAAGCCAAGATCGCCCGCCACGCGCAGATCAGCAGCCGCATCGCCAAGGTGGTCGAGTTCCATCCCGCCACGCCGGAAGATGTCACCGAGTTCTGCAAGCAACTGGCCGAAGTCAGCATTGCCCCCGACCTGATTTCCGAGATCCACAAGCAAAGCGGTGGCCGCGTGCGCGAGATCATGAACGCCATCGCCACCGTTGAGCAAACCGCCAAACGCAACGGCAACAGCGCCGCCAGCCTGCAAGACATGGCCGGACAAGTGCTGACCCACGATTGGCAGGCACGCCGCCCGCGCATGGTTTCAGTAGGTAAAGGGAGTCGTTAAATGGCCTGGATCGCAGAACAGGTCTTAACGGCCATCCGTGACTCAGGCATGCGCGAGTGCATCACCGAAGAGCGCCTGCTTGATCTCACCAGCCTCAGCAAGCGTCAGGTGCAGCAATCGTGCCGCCTGCTGCGCGGCAGCGGCCTGCTTGAGAAGACCGGAGAAGGCTGCCACACCATCACCAAGTCCGGTATGGAAGCCCTCAACGCCGGTGCACGCTACCGCTCCGGCCCCAAGGATGGAAAGCAGTCAGGAAAGCGCGTGTGGAAGGACACCGACCGCATCCGCATCTGGCGCGCGATCCGCATCCGCCGAAAGTTCACCGTGCCCGAGATCATCACCCTCGTGGCCGACGAGGCGCGCGGCGACATGACCAGCAACGTGCAGAAATACGTGCGTGCGTTGGCCAAGGCGGGCTACCTGATCGAGCTTCCCAAGCGCGAGGCCGGGACATCGCTCACCAGCCCCGGCTACAAACGCTGGTGGCTCACCGACGACAAGGACACCGGCCCCGAAGCCCCGATCTGGCGGCTTGAGCGCGGCACAGTCTACGACCCCAATACCAAGATCGAGGTGGCCATATGAGCGCACTCATTCACACCATCGCGCCGGATGACGCTCTCTGGCTGCAGCTGCTCAAGCAAGCCATCAACGACACCGGCAACCACCAGGTGGTCGCGGACAAACTCAACATCTGCCGCGCATCAGTCTCGTTGGCAGCACGCGGCAAGTATCCGGCCAAGACCGACAAGATCGAGGCGCGAGTACTCGATGTGTATGCCCGCATCACCTGCATCTACACCGGCGTCGAGATCACCCACGCCGAATGCCGCACGTTCTCGACTGCATCCGTTCCAACCAGCAGCCCACAGGCAATGCGCCAGTGGCGCGCCTGCCAAAGCTGCCCATACAAAGGAGGCAAATGATGATTGACCACGCACCGCGCATCCGCGCGCAACAGCAAGCAGCCATTGAAAACATCGAGATGGCAAACCTTGAGCAGCGTGCAGCGCCGCTGCAATGGGCGCTGATCGTCGCGATACTTGTCCTGGTGATCGGGGCCATCGTCGATCAGTCGCGCGAGGCCATACAGCGCTACACCGACATGGCAGCAGCGAACGAGGCGATGGTGCAATGCCTCAACGGCCACCTGCTGCGCATCGACAACGTGCTGGTGAGCTGCACTGCGCACACCGGCACACTCGTGGCTCAGGTGAAACCATGAGCACCGTGATGGATATCCCGAGCCGTGTTCACGGCGTGCCTCGCTTCCACATCGCCAGCCAGGCAGAACGCTGCGTCGAATGGCTGAGGATCAACGGCTTCGATGTACTGCGCGTCGAGTCTGGCCCGCGCATCACCATCCGCACCTGCGCGCTGTGCGACCAGCTCGAAGGCGCAGTAGAAGCCTACTCGCGCACGCGGGGGGGGGCATCACGATACAAAATGGTCACGCGCTGGGATTGCCTGGTCTGCTGGGAAGTAGAGCCAAGCGAACACCACCAACCGGCCAACCCATTCATAGTGGCCTTGCTCCGCTTGACAGGCGCGCGAGGTGAAGCATGAGCGACCTGCTCATCACCCGCCTGCCCACGCTGTGCAATGCCGAGAGGCTTACCCCATCCGAGCTGTTGCAGCAATACATGCGACTGGAGGGCGAGGCCATCGATCAGGCACAACAACTGTCCGATGCGTGCGCCAAGCTGCACCAGATCAACCAGGTCGCACACCGGCTCAACGCGATGTTGTCCGCGATGGTCGATAGCTACGAGGCCGGAGATCAAGCCGCCATCCTGTTGCAGATCAAGCAGCTCCATGATCGGCGCGCAGCGCAGAAAGCGAAGGTGCACTGATGGTCGCTAAAACTTTCACCGTCAGCCACGGCGCGATCCGCATCAAGGTCAAGCTGCTGCCTACCATAGCCGACGTTCACCGCGAACATCAGGCCGTTGCGCGGCGTTGCTACGACGGGAAGACCGTGTATGCATTCTTCTTGCCCGCTCAGCGCGTAACACGCCACGTCGGAATCATCGTGCTGCCGTTACAAGGTCGCCTGCGCGAATATGTGCCGCACGAAGTAACGCACGCCGTCATTCATTCGCTAAACGGCGTGCTGAGCCACGACGACGAAGCCTGCTGCACCGCCATTGGCCGCATCACCTCGCGCATCTTCAAGCACATCGAACAGTTGGGGGTGCCCCTATGAAAACCTCCTGCCCAGCCTGCGGCGCTGCCTTCTCCATCGACGTGCTGATCGGCAACGAAGGCGCGCGCGAGGCAGTCATGGCCGCCCTGGCGATCCCTGCGCCTCTTGGCAAGCTGCTGGTGCAGTACCTCGCCCTCTTCCGCCCGGCGCAGCGCCAGCTCTCATTCGACCGCGTGGCGAACCTGCTGAATGAACTGCTGCCGTTGATCGCCGAGGCCAAGATCGAGCGCAACGGCCGCATCTGGTCTGCCCCGCAAGATTACTGGGTGGCCGCGCTGAACGAGATGCTGGCCAAGCGCGACGCACTCACCCTGCCGCTCAAGAGCCACGGCTACCTGCTGGCGATCATCGAAGGCTACAGCAGCAAGGCCGAATCCAAACAGGAAGCCAGCACTGAGGCAAAGCGCGGTGGGCATACGCAGGTCGGCAGCGCAGTACTGAAATCTGTCGACCAGGTGCTTGGACCGACAAAAGAAAAACCGCGCAGCGAGATGCCTGCATCCGTCAAAGAAGTACTACGCAGCAATAGCAATCAACCATAGGAGACTTAGATGAACCAAGCAACCAAACCAAGCAAATTCACCATTCCCGAACTCAAGGCAGGCGAGATCTACGGCGGAGCATTCATCCGTCCGGACGGCACCGGTCACCACACCATCATCCTCGACGGAGACAACGACGATGCCGACTGGCAGACCCAGATGGATTGGGCCAAATCCATCGGCGGTGATCTGCCGGATCGCGTTGAGCAATCCATGTTCCACAAGCACCTGCCTGATCGTTTTAAGAAGGACTGGTACTGGTCAAGCGAACAGCGTTCGGCAGGTTCCGCCTGGTTTCAGAGCTTCAGCGATGGGAGCCAGGATTGGTATACCACCAACTTCAAGTGCCGCGCTGTGGCCGTCCGCAGAGTTCCCTTTAACACTTCAGCATTCATCAATTAGGAGGTCGCAATGAACAACGCAAAGAAAGCATTTCTGGAATCCCTGCTCAAGGCAGGCGAACAGTACGCCGGGCTGCTGCTCGGCAAGAACGGCGAGCCTGATCAGCACATCATCCGGCTGCCTGGTGAGGCACAAGCCGTGAGCTGGGACGAGGCCGTCAAGTTTGCCGAGGACGCGGGCGGCAGGTTGCCCACGCGCCGCGAGCAATCCCTGCTGTTTGCCAATCTGGGAGAGACATTCACGCCGGACTGGTACTGGTCTGGCGAACAGCGTTCGGCAGGTTCCGCCTGGTGTCAGCACTTCAGCTTTGGGTACCAGGGTTGGGATACCACCAACGGCAAGTGCCGCGCTGTGGCCGTCCGCAGCGTACCCCTTTAACTATTGAGAATTGATTTATTCAGCATGGCAATCACCTCAGAACTGCCCATCTACAAAGTGGCCTACGACCTGCTCGACGCCATCACGGATTTGTCTACGAACATGCGGCGAGATTTCAAGCAAAGCATCGGTAGCAAATTGCGGGATGAGTGCGTAGAGATCGTGACGCTGATCTTCCGCGCCAACTGTGCGAGAGAGAAGACGCCGCATCTCGACGCATTGATCGAGCGGTTGCAGGTTGCCGAGCTGCTGTTGCGCCTATCGCGCGACAAGCTGCTCATCTCGACCGGCCAATATGCCAAGGCCATCGCGTTGACCGACAAGGTCGGCAAGCAGGCTGGTGGATGGCGCAAATACGCAATGTCGCCCGCTTCGTCAGGGTCAAGGCCATGACGACTGTGCGAAATGTTGATCTGGTCGTGCCGCTGTCCATACAGGCCACCGCCATGCGCACCGCAGATACCGCTGGGTTAGTTGCCCAAGGCAGGTCTGGCGCAGTTTCCTCGCTGACTGATCGCGACAGTCGGCGGGGTGACGTAGATAGCACGATTAACCGCAGCGTTCGGCAGGTTCCGCCTGGTATCAGAACTTCAACAATGGAAACCAGAATTGGAATAACACCAACAACAAGTGCCGCGCTGTGGCCGTCCGCAGCTCAACCCCAGTGCCACCATGCTGATTTTTCTTTTGAAGAGCTAGTACAAGCCTATCTGAATTGCCGCGATACAAAGCGCAACAGCGCCAGCGCATTGGCTTTCGAGATGAATCTGGAACGCAACCTGTGCCAGCTCGATGAAGAGCTGCGCAACGGCTCGTATAGGCCCGGCAAGAGCATCTGTTTTGTCATCACTCGCCCGAAGCCGCGCGAGGTATGGGCAGCAGAGTTTCGTGACCGCATCGTGCACCACCTGCTCTATAACCGGATCGCCCCGCGTTTCTACGCAGGCTTCATCGCAGACAGTTGCGCCTGCATTCCTGGACGCGGCACGTTGTACGGTGCCCAAAGGCTGGAAGCGAAGATCCGCAGCCTTACGCAGAACTGGAGCAAGCCAGCGCATTACCTCAAGCTGGATCTCGCCAACTTCTTCGTCTCCATCGACAAGCGGGTGGTGCACGATCTGTTGGCTAAGCGCATCGATGGCTGGTGGATGGATCTGGCCGAACTGGTGTTGTTCCACGATCCGCGTCAGAACTTCGAGTTCCAGGGCGATCCTGCGCTACTGGATCGCGTACCGCCGCATAAGCGGCTCACCAGCCAGCCTACGCACCTTGGGTTACCCATCGGAAATCTGAGCAGCCAATTCTTCGCCAATGTCCTCTTGGACGAACTGGATCAGCACATCAAGCACGATCTGCATTGCCGCCACTACGTGCGCTATGTGGACGATATGGTGCTGCTGCACGCATCACCGCAGTGGTTGAACGTTGCTCGCGCCGACATCGATGCGTGGTTGCCACAGCACCTCGGCCTGCGTCTGAATCCATCCAAGACTATTTTGCAGCCTATTGATCGTGGAGTGGACTTCGTTGGCCAGGTGATCAAGCCGTGGCACAGAGTCACCCGCCGCCGGGCATTCAATGAGGCGATCAGCCGCACGCGCCAGATGCCAGCTGACGAGTTGTTCGAGACAGCCAATAGCTATTTCGGCCTCCTGCGACAGGCAACGCATAGCCACCATGATCGGGCGTTGCTGGCCAACGTGCTGCGCTATCGCGGGCACTGTATCGATAAGGGTTTCACCAAGACGTTCAGAAATTCAACCAGCCACGGAGGCAATTATGGCAACCAGTGACCAGCTTCTAAACCTGCTCTCGCGTCACATCGGCAAGGGCAACGGTATCGGCGTCCGGCGGCTCGCCGTGCTGGCCGACACCACCGAACGCAACGTGCGCACGCTGATCAGCGGTCTGCGTGACGAAGGCCACGCCATCTGCGGCACGCCCAAGCATGGCTACTACATCGCCGCCACGCCGGATGAGCTGAAAGATACCTGCTCATTCCTGCGCCGCCGCGCACTGCACAGCCTCGGCCTCGAAGCCAAGCTGCGCAATATCCCGCTGCCAGATCTGCTCGGGCAGCTTCATCTACCAACTTAAACCCGTCGGGTTGAAACCCGACCTACACAAGGAGAACACCGTGGCACCAAAGACCAGACTCAAAGCCAAGGCACAGATCGACGTGCCGCAGAACAACGGCGAAGCCGCTGCCGATATCAAACACCTGGGCGATCTGCAACGCCAACTGGCACGCACGCAGGCCGAGATGAACGACTCTATCGCGCACATCACCCAGACCTACCAAGGCCCGCTGGATGCGCTCATCAAACAGATCGAGGGCTTGCAGGAAGGCGTGCAGGCTTACTGCGAAGCCCACCGCGACGACCTGACCAACGGCGGCAAGGTGAAGACCGCCAACTTCATCACCGGCGAGATCCAGTGGCGTCAGCGCCCGCCAAGCGTGCGCATCACCGGCGCGGACAGCGTCATCGAAACCCTGCATCGCCTCGGCCTCGGCAAGTTCGTCCGCACCAAGGAAGAGATCAACAAAGAAGCCATCCTCAACGCGCCGGAGGAAGTGAAAGGCGTGGCAGGCATCAGCATCGTCAGCGGCGTCGAGGACTTTGTGATCACGCCGTTCGAGCAAGAGGTCACAGCATGAACATCTTCACCGTTATCGGGCTGGGGACAGTCTTTGCCGTGTGCTTGCTTGTGATCCTTTGGGCGATGGGGCTGATCGAGATCGGCTGCGAAGAGATAGAGGGGGAAGAGCAATGAGCGATAAACATCAAGCACTCCGGCTTGCCGCGAAGAATCTGCTCGATCAGATAGAGTTATCTACCGACTGCATGAGCAATCAGATCAAGCGCGAGAACATCGACAATCAGATCGATATTCTCGAACGCGATTTGGTAGAAGCCTCATGTATGCCGATGAAGTTCCACGTCCAGGAGCTGCGGCCGGAAGTGCTGGCCTTCGCGCTGCTGATGGAAGCGCGGCTGCGCGAGAAGGATGCTGACAAGGGCCAAGGCTGGAAGAAGAAGACCGACATCGATCTCACGGTCAATGTATGCACCGCCGCGCGCCAGATCGAGCAGGCGCTATTTCCGCACAAGAACGAGCGATCCATCAAGGCGCTGGTGGACATGTCCAACCACTGCATGATGCTTGCGGACGTACTAGGCGCGCTGGAAACAGAAGAGAACGGCGGAGACGGACGGGCCTGGCGGGATCAGACAGAACCGTCTGCAGTTTACGATGATTTCCTGAAAAAGGGCCACGGCTAAAGGGCACACCGTGGTTCGTATCTACTGCCCAACATTAACGATTTACCCACCAACCAAGGAGAAGCAAATGAACCAAGCAGAACTGATCAGCTCCATCGCAGGCGAAACCGGACTGGCTAAGAAAGACATCGAAACAGTGCTGAAAGCCGCCGCCGATACCGTGCATACAGCCCTGGCGAATGGCCACGACATCACCCTGCCCAGCATCGGCAAGCTGGCCGTGAAGACCAGCTCAGCGCGCAAGGGCCGCAACCCGGCCACCGGTGCCGAGATAGACATTCCAGCCAAGAAGAAACCGCACTTCACCGCTGCCAAGGCGCTGAAGGATGCAGTGGCCTAAACCCTCGCTTCCAGCCCGTTAGAGATAGCGGGCTGCGAGAGATGGTTTAACGGAGGTCGATATGTTGGAAGTGAAAA